CGCAAGCAACCGACAAGTCTACGGGTGTTACCCTGAACAAGTCTGCTGGCCGGATTACCATGAACAACGCGGCTTTGGCTGGCGGTGCAGTAGCAACATTCACGCTGACCAACAACCTGATTTCTGCCAACGACACGATCATTGTGTGTATCTCTAGCGTTACGACCGGTAGTACCGCTGCTGCATACACTACTTACGTTTGCAGCTTGACCACAGGATCTGCTGTAATCGCATTGCGTAACTTGAGCGCAACTTCATACTCTGAAGCAATCGTCATCAATTACTCAATCATTCACGGCGCAACAAGCTAAACGGCGGGGCTTCGGCCCCTCCTACGAGGTTTACGATGGCAACATATTCGGCTGGTGAGCAGATCAACCGCGCCCTGCGACTGTTGGGTGTCCTAGCAGAAGGTGAAACGTCATCGGCTTCGGTGATGCAAGATTCATTGATGGCAATGAATCAGATGATTGACAGTTGGAACACCGAGCGCCTATCGGTGTACAACACGCAAGACCAAACATATCTTTGGACGCCCGGTCTGATTACCCAGACCCTTGGTCCGTCTGGTGACTTTGTTGGCAATCGCCCAATCCTGCTGGACGATGCAACGTACTTCCGCGACCCGTCAACGAACGTAAGCTACGGCATCAAGTTCATCAACCAGCAGCAGTACGACGGCATCGCGGTCAAGACCGTGACATCCACGTATCCACAGGTGATGTGGATCAACATGGAATATCCTAACATTACGATGACGATCTATCCAAAGCCCACGCGGGTTTTGGAGTGGCACTTTATTAGTGTTGAAGAGCTTTCCTCGCCAGCTACGCTGGCAACAATTATGGCTTTCCCTCCGGGATACCTGCGGGCGTTTACCTACAACTTGGCGATGGAAATCGCGCCTGAGTTTGGCGTAGAACCGTCAGATCAGGTCAAGCGGATTGCTATGACCAGCAAGCGCAATCTCAAGCGCATCAACAATCCTGACGATGTGATGGCGATGCCGTACTCGCTAGTTGCGACGCGCCAGCGGTTCAACGTCTACGCCGGTAACTACTGATGAAGACGCCGATTCTGGGATCGGCGTATGTTGCTCGGAGCATCAACGCCGCTGACAATCGCATGGTCAATCTCTTCCCAGAGATTGTCCCCGAAGGCGGCAAAGAAGCCGCGTTCCTAAACCGCGCTCCCGGCCTGACGCTGCTTGCCACCGTTGGTACTGGCCCAATCCGAGGACTGTGGACGTTCAACGGCGTTGGCTATGTTGTTAGTGGGTTAAGTCTTTACAGCATCAATAGCAGTTATACCGCCACGTTTTTGGGTACTGTGTCAGGCACAGGGCCAGTCAGCATGGCTGACAACGGTACTCAACTGTTTATTGCGTGTAACGGCCCAAGCTACATCTACAACTCGCTGACCAACGTATTTGTACAGATTACGGATCCAGACTTCCCCGGCGCGTTGACTGTTGGTTACCTAGACGGGTACTTTGTTTTTATTCAGCCTAACACCCAAAAACTTTGGGTGACTGCGCTGTTAGAAGGTACGTCGGTTGATCCGTTGGATTTTGCCAGCGCAGAAGGTTCGCCAGACAATCTGGTTAGCATGATCGTTGACCACCGCGAAGTGTGGTTGTATGGCACTAATTCAGTTGAAGTTTGGTACGACGCTGGCAACGCAGATTTTCCGCTGCAACGCATCCAAGGCGCGTATAACGAGATCGGTTGCGCTGCAACATTCTCAGTAGCCAAACTAGATAATGGACTGTTCTGGCTGGGCGCTGACGCTCGCGGGCAAGGCATTGTCTACCGCGCCAACGGCTATACCGGCCAGCGGATCAGCACCCACGCGATTGAATACGCGATTGCACAGTATCCAATCATCAGCGATGCAGTTGCGTACACCTACCAGCAAGAAGGCCACGCTTTCTATGTCCTGACATTCCCATCAGCCAACGCAACATGGGTTTATGATGTATCTACACAAGCATGGCATGAGCGGGCAGCGTTTTCTAACGGTCAGTTTTTGCGGCATCGCAGCAACTGTCAGATGGCGTTCAATAGCGAGATTGTTGTTGGCGACTTTGCTAACGGCAACTTGTACGCTTTTGATCTAGACATCTACGCCGATAACGGCAGCGTCCAGAAATGGTTGCGCTCTTGGCGGGCGCTACCAACGGGTCAGAACAACCTAACCCGTACAGCGCACCATAGCCTACAACTAGATTGCGAGTCCGGCGTTGGAATCAACAACAGCGGCGGTACAGACCCAACGTATCTGCTTACCGAGTCTGGCTTATACATCACTACCGAGAGTGGTGACTATCTAGTTAGCGTCGCCGAAGGTGAGCCTACGGTTGGCTCGGACCCGCAGGTAATGCTGCGCTGGTCAGACGATGGCGGTCACACTTGGTCTAATGAGCATTGGGCGGTGCTTGGCAAGATTGGCGTCTATCAGCAGCGCGTGTTCTGGCGTCGCCTTGGTATGACGCTTAAACTGCGCGACCGCGTGTACGAGTTGTCCGGCACAGATCCGGTCAAGATTGCCATTATGGGGGCTGAACTGCACGCTAGCGGGACAAACGCCTAATGCCAGTCATCAATAACATCACGCAGATCCCCGCACCTCGGGTTGATTTTATTGACCCGCGCACGGGATTGATGTCGCGTGAGTGGTATCGGTTCTTCTTAAACCTGTTTACGTTGACCGGATCGGGAGCAAACGCGACCGCGATTGAAGACTTCAATTACGATCCGATTGGGTCGCAAGTGACTGAACTTTATAGCATGGTCAACACGCTGGAACTTGGCCCGGTTGGTCAGCCAGCGTTTGATAGCGGCGTTACTCAGGTCAACACCGGTACAGGTCTAACCGGCGGTCCAATTGTCACGACCGGCACGATTGCGATTGACAACACCGTTGTCACGCTTACGGGTACGCAAACGCTGACCAACAAGACCATCAGCGGTCTGGCAAGTGGGTCAACGGTCAAAGACAGCGCCGGTAACTTGTACGGGTTTGGTTTTCGGACCATGCCGCAATCAAGCAACTCTAGCGGCACGTTGGTTTTGTCAGACTCAGCCAAGCATCTCTACATAACTAGCAACGTCACCGTACCACCTAACAGCAGCGTAGCGTTTGAAATTGGTACTGTCATTAGCATAATTAGCAACGCCACGGCGCTGGTCATCCAAGCCGGATCGGGCGTTACGCTTAAGCTGGCTAACTCAGCATCAACTGGCAACCGTTCGGTCGCGTCTAATGGCGTTGCTACCATGATCAAGGTTGCCACCGACACTTGGTATGTCTTTGGTCTGGGTGTGACATGAGCGGCTTTTTAGGGATGTTTACTTTTGGTGGCGCGGCAACGCCATCGGAGTACATCGCCTATTCCACGGCAATTATTGGCCGTCGCGTGTCTGCATATACGTGGTCTGATGCGTCTGGTTTTGGCACGATCTTCAGCACCACCGCGTCTATTAACGCGTTATCAAACGAAGCGGCAAGGCTTTCGTTTACTAAAGACAATTCTCTGTTTAGCTTTAGCAATACAAGTAGCCCGTTCACGCACGTTTGGCCTTGGTCAGCTTCTGGCTTCGGAACCAAGTACGCCAACCCATCTAGCTTATTATCGCCAACTGGCGCGGGTACTACTGGTCATAGCTGGACGCCCGCAACGGATGCATTTATAACGCTCAACCTAGCAACGCCCAATAGCACCCCTCAAGCGTGGGCGTGGAGTGGCGGGTTTGGCAGCAAGTATTCCAACGGCGCGACTGTTGCCGGTTTAGGCGCTGGTATTAGCATTAACGCTGATGGAACGCAGGTTGTCGTATCCCATGCCGGTAGTCCGTACATCTCAATGTATCCTTGGTCTAGTGGGTTTGGGACCAAGTACAGCAACCCTGCTACGCTGCCGACCGGCGCGCCGTCTTCGGGAACGACCACACCAACCGGCGTAAACGTAGGGTTTAACCCAGTCACCAACGATGTGGCAATTGGGCATACCGTGTCGCCATACATCACAACCTACCCAGTAACTAGCGGGGGGTTTGGAACAAAGTACGCCAACCCGTCATCATTGCCGGTTGGAACAACTGACTCGCTAAAATTTGCTTCAACAGGTACGTTGTTAGGCGCGGGGTCTGCAACGTCGCCGTACATTACCGTCTGGGCGTGGTCGTCTGGGTTTGGGTCTAAGTATTCTGACCCAGCGTCTTTGCCAACGACTGCAACAAGATCAATGGATTGGTCAAGTACCGCTGATAGTATTGTGACGGCGGGAAATACAACGTCTCCGTACACCGCCGCGTATCCGTGGTCAGGTGGTTTTGGTACAAAATATTCCAACCCCGGAACGCTTCCTACCAGCGCCTTGGCCGTATCCTTTTCTAATCAATCAAGATGATTACTGACAACGAAAAACTAGCTTCCGCAGTCATGAACGCCTACTACCGCGAGATGGAAATCCACGGGTATCAGGTGAACATTGATAACTATTCTGCTATGCTACTCGCACTTCCGTCAGGCGACTGGCCGCAGGATTGGGTAGCGTTCAAGGGCGTAAAAATCGAGGATTTGCCGCATTCGTTGTCAGACGACGATGTACAGGCGATCAGCGATTATCAGTACCGTGACCGTCTACGGTCGTTGGTGAGGACCGAGAAAGCAGAGCAGAACAAGTCTTCTAGAATTAGGGACGTTCTCAAGGCTCAGATCGGTGATAACTACGACGCGCTAGTTTTGGCATACAAGGCGACGCAACCATGACTGTAACCGTAAAAGTCTTGATCCCCGCGAAGCTGGCTGAGAATAGCCAGACGACTCAGTACACCGCTAACGGTGTGACGGCGCTTGTGGACAAGTTTACCGCGACCAACTTCAGCGCGGCGGCGGCAACAATCAGCGTCAACTTGGTCACGGCAGCAGACTCTGCGGGAAATCAGAACTTAATCGTCAAAACCAAGACGCTACAACCGTCAGAGACGTATACCTTTCCTGAAATCACAGGCGCTGCGCTTGGCCCTAGCGGGTTCATAAGCACCATCGCAGGGACGGCATCAGCGATTAACATCCGGGCTAACGGACGGGAGATTACATAATGAGTTGGCTTGACAGTCTTGCCCCAATTTTAGGCGGCGTCGGTGGTTTTTTAGTAGGCGGCCCTGCCGGCGCAGCAATAGGCGCTACGATAGGTTCTGGAGTTAGCGGTTCAGCAGCGGCTCAAAATGCTGCCAACACGCAAGCTCAAGCTACTCAATCCGCGCAAGATGCTCAAGAACGGATGTTCAACAGACAAGTTGAACTTCAAGAACCGTTTCGTCAGGCAGGTATTGGCGCGCTTAACAAGTTGATTCCGCTAACTGACTATACCAAGTTTGGTATGGATCAGTTTACGCAAGACCCTGGTTACGCTTTTCGATTGTCTGAGGGCATGAAAGCACTTGACCGCACGGCAGCAGCGCGTGGTGGGTTGTTGTCCGGCGCTACGCTCAAAGGGGCGCAGCGCTATGGGCAAGACATGGCGTCGCAAGAATACACAAACGCTTTTAATCGTTATCAAGCAGAACGGGCAGCGCAGTTGCAACCTTTGCAATCGTTGGCTGGCGTTGGTCAAACTTCTGCTAATACGTTAACTAACGCGGCCCAACAATTTGGCGCACAAACCGGCCAAAATTTGCAAGATATTGGAACCGCTCGGGCGTCTGGGTATCTTGGCGGTCAAAACGCGTTATCTGGTGCGTTGGGTCAAGCTGGTCAGTTATACCAATATGGACAGCGTACAAACGCGTTGGCTGGAATGTACGGCAACACCTACCCCAATCAATATTCTTTGGCGTAGATCATGGCACTTAGACCTCTTGACCCAACGATTGTAAACGCTTACCAAGCGCCCAAGTTCAATATGCCAGATCCTTTGCAGGATGTGGCTGCAATTGAACAGATCAAGTCTGGACGCGTTGCTCGTCAGTTGCATGAGCAACAGTTGGCGCAACTGCAACGAGATTCGCTCGCGTTGGATAAGTTGCGCTCTGAAATTGTTGCCAAAGGTGGGCCGCCTAACTTAAAAGACGCTTTTACGGCGATGATTAATTCAGGCGTCCCGCATTTTGTGGACGCAGGAATTAAAGGTTTTCAAAAAATTCAAGATCAAGAAAATTTTGCTAACCTGTTAAACCCAAAAGCACCTGAACCATCGCCAGAACCGGCAGTTTCAACTGCGCCGGTCCCCGGTCAAGCAATATCAATGAAGCCTGTTAACGCGCCTTATGGCGCGTTGGCTACACCTGAGACTGATAGAGTCAATCAATTGGCCGCAATGTCTGCGTCAAAACCAGAAGTAGCTAATATGCTTACTCCTGACATGGTGCAACTTAACAATAGGATTAACGCCGCTTACGCGCTAGGTACTCCACAGTCGCTTAAATTTGCCGAATCTTTAGAACGGCAACGCGACGAAGCAAATAAAATTATGTCTGTAGCGCCGGGGGGCAATCTTGTTCAAGGTGGAAAAGTAATATATACCGCGCCGTCAGCCCCACAACGCCCGATAGGCGTATCGCGCGGCGAAACTTTGTATGGTCCAAACGGCGAGGTAATCGCGCGCGGTATGGCTCCCGAAGCGCCCGCGCCAACAATTACAGAAATTAGAAACCCACAAAATCCTGACGAACTAATTCGGGTTGACGCGCGCACGGGACGCGTTATTGGCGTGTCAGGTAAAGAACCTGCTGCCGCTGCACGGGAAGCAAAAGCGGCGGTCGGTAAAAACGAACTGGCGTCAGAACTGGATAACATCCGTGCGGCGTATAACAACCTTAATCAAATGCGCGCGATCCCAAGCACAGGTCGCAACGTGCTGTCTAACATCGCCGCCGGAACTGCTGCGTCTGGCGTAGGTCAAGCAGTTGGTCGGTTGGCTGGAACGCCGGAACAGACTGAACGCGACGTTATCAAGAGCGGACGTTTGCGGTTGGTTAACGCTATTAAGAACGCCACCGGAATGTCGGCGCAACAGCTTAACTCTAACGTCGAACTTAAAAATATGCTGGATTCGGTTACTGACCCAAGTCAGTCTATCGAAACGGTTAATAGAATTCTTGATCAAATTCAAGAAACTTATCTTACCGGCGCTGCGCCTAATATGGGTCGCCCCGCTGCGACCAAACCGGCAGCTAGACCTTCTGCGCCCGCTACGCCCGCCGGTAAAGGAAAACCAAGCGTCGACGATCTGCTTAAAAAATATGGTGGATAATGGCTACCATTGATCAACTTAATAAGGCGTTAATAAACGCTGACGCTGCGGGTGATGTTGAGGCGGCTAAAACACTAGCCGCTGAAATTAAACGGATGCGCGGGCCTAAATTTGAGCCGCGCGCGGCAACGCCAGCAGACATTCCTGGCGCGGTAGAACAACCAACGCCAGCGCCGGATGGTCGTGGCATTCTTGATTACATCGTAGGTGGCCCAGAGGCAGCGTTTACACTTGCAACTGGCGCAACGGCGGTTCCTGTTTCTTCTGTTGCTGGCATATTGACAGGCAAATTTGGCGAAGGCCCAAACAAAGCCGTTCAAGAACGCGTAATGCGTTCCTTTACACATCAACCGCAAACTCAAACAGCGCGCGATATTCTTGGTACTGTGGGCAACGCCGTCTCTGGGTTACCTCCTTACGTCGGTACGATGGGCGCGTTTCGCCCTGCTCCTGCTATAAATGCGCTACGAAACGAAGCGCAGATGATTCGGGAATTTCAACCGTTTCCCGAACGCGCCGCGCGGTTGCAGCAAGAACGAGTTACACAAAGTTTTCAGAACGCGCCGCAGATCGAGGCCGCGCAAGCAGCGCAACGCCTTGGCGTAGCAATTCCTCCTGCTGTATCAAATCCTACTCGGTCAAACAAAATTATTGCTGCGTTGACCGGCAGTCCAGAAGCAAGGATGGCGCGTCGAAACGAGTCGCAATGGACTGAAGCGGCCAAAAAAGATATGGGGCTTACGCCCGCTACGACGCTTGATAAAGCGGCGTTTGATAAAGTGCGCTCTTCACCAGAAATTACTAAGCCATATGAAGCAGTTAAAAGCATTCCGCAACTGACGCCAGATGAGCAAACGCTAACTGCTATTGGAGCGTTGCGAACCCCTGCATTGATTGGCGGTGAGGCCAGCGAACGCGCCGTCTTTGCACTAATTGATAGTACGGTAAAAAATTTAAACCTTGGATTGTCGGGCAGCGAAGCATTGACGAATATCAGAAATCTTCGTCAGTCGGCGCAGACAATTTACAACGCGCAACGCAAAGGCATCACACCGCCGTCGCCAGAATCTATCGCGGTCGCCGACGCAAGCATAGCAATAGCTAATCAACTTGAAGA